GCGCTGTATCTATAGCTGTTTGTATCTGTGTACCTGTTGCTAAGTTTGTAGAGCTAGCATTTACAGCCGCAGTTACAGCTGCTATTACTGGTGTTGATGTTCCATTAGATACAGAGATAGTATTTACATTAGATGATGTAACATTTGTTACTGTACCTACAGGAAGAGCTCCTAAAGTACCATCACCTAAGATAACTTGACTTGAAGAACCTACGCCACTTATAGCGAACGTACCACTAGTAGTAATAGTTGCAGGAGTTACAGCAAATGCTGCAGGAACTGTTAAACCTATACTTGTTACTGATCCAAAATTCTGAGCTGCTATAAAATCAAAGATTTGATCACCAGTTGCTAAATTAGTAGAGCCATTAGAAACAGCAGCGGTATTAGCAGCCACGGTAGGATCAGAAGCAGTACCACCTATAGTAATTGTATTTGCATTTCCTGAAACTAGTGTTTGTACACCATCAGCAGGAATAGAATCTACATAAGCTTTAGTTGCTGCATCTGTAGCAGCGGTAGGAGTTCCAAGATTTATAATCTTATTAGAATTCATACTAAAGTTACTAGTAGGAGCACTTAAATCATTGACTGTTTGAGATGCTACATAAGTTACAATTTGACCACCACTTGATAATGTTGTTGCTGCTGCTGCTACCGCAGCTATTGGTATATCAAGATTAGTTGTATTTGCTGTAGGTTCAGTTACGGTTAATCTAGTAGCTGTTCCTGTAGTTATTGCATCTATTTTTCCTAATGCAGTTACAAAAGCAGATATTTGAGCTCCAGTTGCTAATGCACCTGTTCCAGCACCTGTTATTGCTGCAGTATTAGCGGCAACAGTTCTATCTGTAGCTGTTCCACCAATTGTTATAGTTAACGCATCACCTGTTGCTATTGTTTCTACATGACCAAGAGCAGTTATGTATGTTGATATTTGAGCTCCAGTTGCTAAATTAGGAGAAACAGTTGTTACTGCTGATGTAACAGCTGAAATAGTAGGATCAGCATTAGTACCACCAACAGTTATAGTATTAGAATCACCAGTAGCAACACTTTCTACATAACCTTTAGCGTTTAAATAAGTTATTATTTGAGCTCCAGTAGCTAAAGCTGTATTACCAGCTCCAGTTAATGCTGCTATTGTAATATTAAGATTAGGAATTGGACCAGTGCCATTAGTAAGTGCTAATTGATTTGGTGTTCCTGTTGTTATAGATGTAATATCTCCTCTATCATTATCTACCCAAGTTACTGCGCCAGCACCAGCTGAAACAAGTATTTGACCAGTTGTACCATTTCCATTACTCACATTCATAAACCCACTTATATTTAAGTTGGTTGAAAACACTGTTGCAGTAGAATATACATTATTAAATTTTAATGCAGCACTACCTAAGTCCCAAGTAGCATCAGCTAATGGTGCAAAGTTTTTATTTGCATATATAAAAGTATCACCAGTAGGTTGAGTCAATGCAGCACTACCTAATGCTGAATCTGATGTCCATATGGTAAATGCATCCTGTGTACCAGTTCCACCACCAAGTTTACTATTAAATATATTCCAATCAACAGCTGTTAAATAACCATCAGCAGTAGTAGTAGCTTGTGGAATACCAACAGTGCCATCCAAAGTTATAGTTCCACCTGTTAATGGTGCTTGGAATATTATTGATTGAACGCCAAGACCTCCTAAGCTTTTTATGTAATCTGTTAGTGTTTGTATAGAGTAACTTCTTGTTACGTTTTCCTCTACACCATCAGTAAGAACAGTAGAAGTACCAATGATAAGATCGGTAGCCTGCGGATTTGTTTCTGATGGATAACTATATATTATTGCCATGTTTTTATTTTTCTATGTTATGGAAGGTTTAATTGTAATGTTCCTGTTATTGTCGCCACCACTGTTTGTGAGCCGAGTATTGTTCCTGATGCTTGTACTATAGTTGGACCGCTAGCCCAGATATAATCATCATCTGATGGAGGTGTTGATATTGTTGTTGTAAAGCTATATGTATGTGGAGCAGAGCCAGAGCTTGTACTTCCAGTTATATTACCAGCTATTGTATATGCAGAGGCAGGTCCGCCTTGTATGTTTGTTACAACTAGTAATGTGGCTACTACCGCTGGTGTTGGTACATCTGCAACCACACCTGTTAAGGTTTGTACAATATTACCTGATGCTGCTGGAATAACACCACTTACAGATAAACCTACTACAGGTGTACTAAAGAAGTGACCAGCAGTAGGTGTTGCTATTGTTGTAAAAGAATAAGGTTCTCCTTGTAGTCCTGTAAATGTAGTACCATTAGTATCGCCTGTTAAATTATATTCAGCACCTGCTGTTCCACCTGTTATTGAATTAGTAGTAGCAAGTGTTATTGTTACTGCTGTTCCGCCCGCTGCTTGTAATATATAAAGTGTATTGGCATCAGTTGTACTACCCGTAACAAGAGCTGCATGTTCAGCTGGAGTAAGTGTAACTACATTTATTATTTTTGCAGTAGATGTAAAAGTATCAGTTGTATTTTTTAAAGTATTAGCATCACCCGCATCTATATATGCTTGTACTAAAGGTAATGTAGTCATTGGTATTGTAGCAAATGTTGTTGTCTTTACATTGCTTGATGCTGTTTGATTAAAAGGTATAAAATCATCAACAGTCGGAATAGCATTTGATTGATTAACTAATATATAATTATTAGAACCTTCTTTATCTATACCAATAGTAGGATTAGATATTAATGTACCAGCATCTAATTTTAAACCATTACCAGGTATAATGCTTTGTACTGTACCTGGATTATTAGTAGCATTGATAGTTATAGTTCCTGTTGTAGAACTTAATGTTATATTTGTACCTGCAACTAAAGATGTTACACCTGTATTACTTATAGTAACATTTCCTGTTGGAGAACTAGCAGAAATACCATTACCACCTATTATTGTTGCTACAGCACTTCCAGAAGCAGGAACATTTACTGTTACAGCATTACCTACTGTAGTTGTTGTTACTCCAGCGCCTGTAAAATTAAAAGATTCTACATCTGTAGTAAGTTGTATGCCTTCTTCTAATACTGATATTTGAGCACTACCAGTAGAACTAGCTGGTGCCCAAGTATTATCTCCTCTTAAAAATGTTGTAACTGATGGAGTTCCAGAAGCAGAAAGAGCCGCTGTTATAGTGCCTGTATCTGTTATTGGTCCACCACTTACGTTTATAAATGTTGAATTTGCAGTAGCAATATTAGTCACTGTACCTGTTGTAGGCTGAGCGTTAACAAGTGCCGCTAAACTTGCTATACTAAAAGTTTTTGTTGGTTTACCACTAGCAATAGACGTCCCTAACAGCAAATCAGCTGTAGTAGGGTTTGGATCTAAGGGGTAACTGTATATTATTGCCATATTATTTTTTTATTTATCCTTCTGATATTATTACTAAAACTGTATCGCCATTACCTACACCAGTTACGGTAAATGATTGAGACACACTTTGTCCTACTTGTATTGTGAATGAGTTTTTAAGTGCTCCATTTAAATACCATTGTATACTTCCTGCGTCTTGAGCTTGAGTAGATGGTGAAGTTCTATTTACTGTAACAGTTACATTTCCATTTCCAGGATTTTGACTACCTTTATTAACTATAGCACTATTAGTTGTAGCAAATGTACCTGTGAATGCACTACTTGAAAAAGTAGTTTGATATGTTATTGCTCCACCAACCGGTACTGCAACTTGTTCAATTCTATATGTACATGTGTTATTTGCTATAGTACCAGTTAATGTTTGATTTGCTATACCTCCGCCAGCAGGCATATTTGCCACTAATGCATTACTTCCAGGTGTTACAGTAGCTGTCATACCACTACTAAAGAAAAAGCCGCTACCAGATATTATAGTTGCTGTTGGTTGTATTATACTATATCCAGAACCTACAGAAACACCGAAAGCACCAATTGTACCCGCGGTAACAGCTGCAGTTGTTGGATTTAACGTATATGCTACGCCTTCACCACCAGTTCCACTTATATTATCAGTGTAAGCTAATACCATATCAGCAAGTGCTGGAGTAGTATCTTCCATTGTACCTGTTATTGTTAAAGTTTCAGTAGCATTTGCGGTTAAAGGAAAAGATGCATAAGTAACAACTACTTGAGAAGCTCCACCAACAAATTGAAATGGTGATATTGCGGTAGCTGTTAATGTTCCAACTGGAATAACAGTATTTATATCATAAGTTCCAGTTGCTGTACCTACGTAACTTAAACTGTATTCAGTGTCAACGCCTCCGCCTGCAGTACCAGTTGAATCTATTATATTATTTACTTGAGTATATCCAAATGTAAATGTTTTTAAAATATACCCTCCTTTTATTGTTTGAGTAACTGTTGTCGGCGTTGAACCAGGTGGTGTTAGTCCTACAGTTCCTGAATAATTAACAGGAGCACTTTGACTAAATATAGATCCACCTAATGTTGTTTGGTATCTAGGTCCACCTCCTGCAAATAAATAATTAGAATCAACTATTTCTATTTCTGCATTAAAAGTAAAATTACCAGTAAAATTTTCTGTGCTAGTATCACCTGGTTCACTATTAGAATTTTTAAAGCCCCAAACAGCTGGAGTATTATTATTTAATCCAGTTCCAATATTATCTCCTATTGCACTAACAGCAAGCACAGCTTGACCTGTGTCAATAACAGCCGCGGTTGTACTACCTGTTGCTGTTACGCTTACAGTATATGGATTACCAGCATTATTTACAATATTACCTGTAGTTGTTAATGGTAAATTACCTGGATTATAACTTTGTGTGCCAAGATTTGTAATTGTTGTGGAGAAACTATAAGCAGCGCCAACAATACCTGAGAAAGAACTAGGAGTTGTGCTAGTACCGGTACCTCCACCTATAGTATTGTTAACACTTAGACTAACAGTGAAAGGTACACCGCCACCTAATATAAAATATAAAGTATTTTCATCTATAGTGCCTGCATTTTGTAGACCTACGTATTCAGCTGCTGTTAAAGAGACCATATTATTAGTTCTTGCAGTAGAACTAAAGGTATCAGTAGTGTTTTTTAGTACATTTTTATCCGCATCATCAATATATTTCTTTATTGCAGTAAAAACATTAGTTGGTACGTCTTCAATTTTGACCGATTTTACATTATTAGACGTTATTTGGTTAAATTCAACAAAATCTGCAGCATTTACTGCAACTGCATCTTGACTTTGTGTAATATAGTTATTTCCACCTGTTAAACTCAACGCCATTATGGCATTAGTTGTTGAATTTACTATAGTTGCTATACCAGCACCGGCATTTAACTGTACTAAAGAAGCTGGATTAGCAGTTGTATTAACAGTTACGCCACCTGTTCCACCACTTAACGTAACATTCCCACCAGCTTGTGCTAATAACACGCCTGTGTTAGTAACAGTAACATTTCCAGTTGGTGCATTTATAGATAATGCTGTTCCTGCTATAACATTATCTATAGTACTAGTTGATCCAGGCATATCTACTAAGATATTTGAAAGAGCACCTGTTGCTGTAGTATTTCCAGTGTAATCGATTGAAGTTACAGTATTAGTTAATAGTGTTCCATTAAAAAATACAGATACAGTATTAGGTGCTGGACCTGGAAGAGAGAAAGAATTGTCTCCTCTTAAAAAAGTTGTAGTATTTTTAGTACCTGTAGCGTTTAAGTCACCACTTAAAGTACCTATGGTAGTTATTGGACCACCTGTTAAATTAATATATGTAGAATTTGCTATGGCTACTGATGTAACGGTACCTATATTTAATTCTTGACCTAATATAGTATTTATAACCTCACTAACTAAATAGTTACGAGTTACATTATTTACACCTCCAGTACCATCTGGCGTTTGATCTGTACCTATAAAATAATCTGTAGTACGAAGTATTCCGCCCTTAATTCCATCCATTTCTTACGGAAAAACTTGAGTTGTACCCATGTATATTTCAGCCACTACGTCTGTTCCAATAACAAGCGATCCTGGCGTTATATTACCTACTCTTATTTGATTTGCCATAATTAATTATTTAATATTTTTAATGGTATTTTATATGTTGATTTGTTATAGTACGAATTAACCGGTGGTTTTACTTCCATATCAACAAATTTTATATCATCCCATAAAGAATCTATAAACTGACTTGTTTCTTGGCCTGAATTATTCCACCAACTTACTTTACAATTAGAATTAGATTTAGTATCACAAAAATGCTTAAAATAAGTATTAAGTGTTTGATCAGCAAATGTATCCATTAATATAGCATCATATTTTTCATGTTCATCTATTAATGTTAGCCACTCGTCCTCCCATAGCTTTATATTATCTTTGTCTTTTGACCATGTTCTTAGTTTCGGTATTACATCTGGGTGAATTTCACATATAGTATGAGATGCAGGGTTTCTAGCTTGTATAGCATCAGACAATATACCCATACCAAAACCACACTCTAGAACGTGGTCTCCTTTAGATACACATATGTCGGCCATTAGTTTCATAATAGGTTTTTCCCAAGACATCATTACCTCATATGTAATGCCATCGTTAGGATTAAGCATAGTTATCTGATCATGAGTAAATGTTAGATTAGCTTTTTCATAAACTTCTCTCGCAAATCCCATTATTACTTTTTCTTCATTTTTTTTAATTGCTCATCAAATTGCTTCCTAGCATTTACTGGTGTAAGCTTCACATTTTCTACAACACCTGGACCTGTACGCGTAGATATAGTTGGATTTTTTGAAAAAGGTGCTTCAAATACACTATCAAGGGTAAGCTTTGGTTCTTTTATTGCATTAGTTTTTAAATTAACTTCATCTATAGGTTTGTTAAAGTCTATTTTATTTTGTGCTTTTTTTCTAGCATTAGACATACTTGGAGCGGTTTTATAACCAAGTTCTCCTTTTGGTATTACGTTACCTTTTGCCAATGTTGTGTTACGCTTGTTTATTAATGTTTTTGCTTGTTTAGCTATATCTTTACCTGAAGACGGGTTAATATAATTGTTAAAAAATTTACTAACTTTACTGCCAATACGCTTAATATTGCCACCACCAATTTTAGATAATGCTTTACCCGCAAGCTTTCCTCCAATTAAACTTAGTCCCACTTCAATACCTACATCACTCATGCTAGTATTACCATCACCACCTATATCTAAAGATTTTAAATATTGTGTGGTAAGTTTGGTGTCTCCTTTCTTAAAATTATATCCAAATATCGATTTATCTTTTGATGGCTGTTTCATTTTTTAGTAGTTTTAAATCTTTTACCAACTTTAGTTTGTCTATCTTGTAATCTTCGTTTTTGATTTTGGGTTTTTTTCTCTTGAAAATCTTTAGTTCCTACGGCTTTAGTTGTTCTTCTTTCTTGTCGCGCTTCTTTTCTATCGGCTTTTCTATTTTTTCTACCTCTTATTCTTTCAGCTCTCCTAGGATTTGTTTCTTCAATTCTATCTATTTTTTGTGATCCAGTTTCCATAAAATTTTTACTAAATATGTTATGGTTTGTTTTTGAAACACCATCAATTCTTGCATCTTCATTTGATTTAGAATTACCTAAGGCAGGAAATTTATCAATGTCCGCTTGAGTAACTTCTCCAGTGCTGCCCTTGCTTGGTGGTTTGCCAACAATCCCAGGAGTCGCTTGGTCGGAAATATTGGTTGGGTTGCCTTTTCCATCCGTAACTTTTATATCAAAAAAGTCGTTCATTGCATTAGTTGATTCTATATCATTAAAATCCCAGTTTTGGAATGGGTTTTTAGACTTTATACTTTTCACTGTTGCATCAGCTACATTATTAATAGCGGCGGCGGCATCAAAGCCAACGACAGCAGCATCAACACCATCATTAAGAGGGTCTGGGGCGTCAGCACCGCCAACTGCTTTAAAATAATCGTCAGGTGTTGGTTCACCTTCTTTATTAAATGGTGATCTGCTTATTCCTG